AATCTTTTGCGCATCGTTTTATCGATGGTTTGAAAGTACTCTTCAGTACCTACATAGTTCGGACCATACTCTCTTGCCAATTTCTTGTCAATACCCATAGCCAAACTTGTCATTTCTTCGTCTTTTTGCCACCAATCAGAGTTAGATTCCACCCATTTCATCGTCCTTGGGGAGATTCTTGGCTGTTGTTGCTGTTGTGGCATTTGCCTTTCTTCTACCTCGATAGGACGCATTGTAAATGCTCTATCTAAACGAACTGTAGCCTTTGCTATCTCCTCTTGCGCTTCTGCCAGCGCATCAGGATCAGCTATCTCAAAAGCTTTCTTGTATTTAGCTTTTGCTGAATCTAACTCAACCTGTGCGGAAGATTTAGACTGCTCAACCATTATTTTTGAACCGTTGGAGAGCTGTTGTTGAAGGCGTTTATTCTCTTCGTAAACTTGTTTAGCGAAGGTTTCTGCGGCTTCACGCTCACGCACGGCTTCTTCTTTAGCCCGACGTTCATCGTGATAGCCCTTGGTAAATCGTTTAATCCGCTTTTGGACTTTTTCATCGTAAGAATCTAACTCTTCATCAGTTACTTCTTCGACAGGAGTCGCCATAGGCTTACGACCACGATCCTCTTCAGGCGTGTCATCTTCAATTTCAACCTCAAATTTTTCATCTGAGTCTTTTATTTCAATTTCTTTTTCGTCGGGGAATTTAAATTCTTGTTCCATAATTTATCCTTTAAGCAGCTCGTGTAATACCACGGGGATCTTCCACAGTAGCTTCAACATTATCATCATTGATGATTCTGAATTCACGACCATGAATCTTCAGACGGGTGCCTGAATTCGGACGGACGATAACGAAATCGCCAACTTTGCACGACGGCCCACTGGGGAACCGGGTTGAATCTTTGTAAGCATCTGGTCCAAGTTTGACTACAAACAATACAGGAGTTAGAACCTCCTCAAAGTGCATAGCTTGATTAGATTTAATAATGCCACTTTCACTCTCAGCATACTCTTCCATAGCTTCTGGTACGACGCACAAAAGTTGAAAACGTACGGGTTCAGGTAACTGTTTTGCTTTTTGGTCGGCACTCGTATTGAGGATTCCAGAAAGATCAACAGCACTCACATCAAATTCAGTCATCAGTAATCTCCATTCGTTGCACAAGATCTTTAACAATAGATTCTGCGTAGGTTAGACCTCGGATAACCCCACAGACGTGACGATACTCGTCAAACGTTTTTGCTCCTCCCCCTGCGAGAAAGATGACCTGATCGTTTCTAAGCTTGTCGTACTCAGAAACTAGGTGATTTAATATTTTGTCGTCCAATTAAGATCCTTTCTTATTTTTCTGAGAATGCTGAAGAATAGTAGCTGTACGGTTGTGAGCCATTTCTGCCTTATGTCTAGCAATCTCAATACCCATTCTTGTACCCTCCAACTCTTGTTGTTTCTGCAACTTGTCCCTAGCTGCTGCAGCCGTAGCCCCAACCTGCATAGCTGCAATTTCTTTTTGGGACGCAATCCGTGACTCTTCAATACGCAATTGATCCGCTTTAGCTGCGGCGTCAATCTGTTGTTTCTGTTGTTTGAGCTGTAACTCGCCTTGTTTGAGTTGTAGTTCTTGCATCTGCATTTGGACAATAGGATCTTGCATCTTCTGCTGGGCTGCTTGTTGTTGGGCTTGAGCTTGTGCCATCTGAGCCATCTGACCGCTGGCTTGAGCAACTGCAATCGCAATCTGATCTGCCATCTCTTGAGATACTTTTGGTTCTTCCCCAGTCTTCTCATCCACACCAGGTAATACACCGCCAATAGTCATCTCAACTTGCTTCCTGTACTCCATACCCATGTGCTCTGCAATGTGAGCTTGAATACCCGAGACGATCTGCTGCAGCATAGGATTCTGCTGTAACAATCCCATGATATGTGGGTTCTGTAACAAGGAAGTGTGAGTTGCAATATGTGCCTGATGATTCTGCTCCATGAACGCTTTCACGGGTTTCTTCATAGTCAACATGTTCTGATTCTCAGTGACTGGATCAATAGGCTTCTCGTCGTCCTCAATCGGAACCAACTTATTGGCGTTCTTGATCCCAATCACCTCAATCATTTGACGATGTAAGAGAGGTAAGTTATAGAGTTGAGGAGCTTGCTGTGCTAACTGCAACACCGCCTGATACTGCACAATCTTCTGCGCCATCGTAGAGGCGTTTGGATCTGATACAGGAATCACATCTACAGAGTCATAATCACTGCGTTTTGCTTTCCTGCTACCGTCTTCTGGCTGGTAGTCATAATCTTCAGGTGTGTAGTCAGCAATGATGTTCTTCAACAACTTAAACTCTTGTCTCATGGTGTAGTGCATACGAGCTTGTACCGCACCCATCACCTTCAATGTTCTCTCTAGAATAGCCAGTGTTGTACCGACAGGAGTCTGTGCTGACATGTCGCTCACACTCATATCTCCACTGGACGCAAAAGTCTTACCCTCTTGCACGATATTCTGAAATAACGCAAATAGAACCTGACTTGGCTCCTTGTACGGTAGAGGGAGAATGTTATCCCTGATACTACCTGATGGCACGTCTACGTCTCTGAATTCACCGGGAGAAATAGGTGTGTCGTCACCCTTTAATCTAAGTCCTCTGGACTTTAAACCACCGGGAAGATTAGACAATGTACCCGCATCAATTAACTGCCGTTGAATGATGGTTGCAGATTTAGCATAACCACCAATCAAGTGGATCAAACCATAGCCATAAAACCCAAATCCAGGTATGTATTGGTAATGCACAAAGTGATTTCTTTTGGTACACAACTCATCGTCCTCATACCAATTCCTACGAATAGCCAGTATGGTACTTGTTCCTTTTTCAACAGTCACAATATACGGCAGGGCTATATCTGTTTCTTTACCTTTTTTATCAACGTGTTCAAACCCAGATAAATTTAAATTGACCTGCATCTCAAGCACACGGTAACGGTCATCCTGAATAGCAGACATGCCATTCTCTTGGTTTTTTTGTTTCTCAATTTCATCTAATTCATTGGTCGGTTCACCCAAATCTACATCACTGTAAAAGCCCGCAACAATGAGTTTCCTCAACTCATTCTCGGTCTTACGCATGACGTGAGTAACCCTCTCAGCAGAAGCTAAAGACGCTGCACCATACGGCACAACAATATCTTCCGCAGGTACAAACATTGCCACCTGACGACCCAGACTTGGATCATAGTAAATCTTCTTAAATGCTGACCCTGCAAGAGGCAGGTTCCACAACATCTTCTCATGTTCTGGTCTGTACTCAGGCATCACTTCAGTCAACTGATAGTTCATATCGTCCCGTACACGGTTTGACGATTCCTGTTTTTCAGGGGTTTCTTTTCCGATAATCTGGGTTTTCACAGGCCCTTGTGCAGGGAATGTCTCCATGATTCCTTCTGACTGGAACCTAACCACTGACTCTGTAAGCATTGGGTGAAACACACCGCATGCACCTTGCCAAGGTTCTGTTCTTTCTTCATACTTCAAACCCAATAACTTCAAACCTTCTACATAAGTCTGTATCCAGTCTTTCCTGTCTCCTGTGTCTTTGGTAAAGTCACTGATTAAATCACTGGCTAAACTCTCAAGGTCTGATGAGTCCATTAAGTCGGCTAAGTTCGCATCAAAGTCACCGCTGTTGTGCTGCTTGGCTGGCTCCAGATCAATGTCAATATCCCCTGCATGCAGATGCACAGCTTCAGGATTATCAATCTCAATCTCGATTGCTCCACCCATATCATCTAAACCTGATGGAGCTGCATATAAACTTTTAGCGATTGCCATGTTATTTCCTTAATGTTGCCCGATTTGTTTTGGGGTTGTATTTAAACGCTTCTGGCTTTTTATCTGAACGTGTAGCCGCCCTATCTTTCGCACGTTCTTCTGCTGTCATGTTGTTGCGTTTAGCACCTTCAGCAGTAAACGTCTTGCCATCCGCTTTCAGATGACCTCTCTCTTGCAGAATCTTTATGGCAGCGTCACGGTTGCCGACCTGCGCTGCAAGCCGTTCAATCAACTGACCTTTACCCATAAACTTCTGAGTTGTCATATGATTTTGCTACCGCCTTTAACTGACTTATCAACCATTCCACCTTTTGCAAAACCTAATGCTGATTTAAGTTTTTGCATGGTAGATTTTGGATTAGGGCTATACTCTGGATCACTTTTATCTTCTTGTGCTGTATACGATGGCAAATCACGAGGGTCCAATCGTGTTTGTCTAAGTCCTGTAACTGCATTGTAAGCAGCTCTTTGTTCTGGGGTTGTAAGTATGTTTTTTCTAACATACGGGTCATCAGTTAATCTTTTATTTTTGGTTTGTTCAATAGCCGATAAGCTGGCAAATTGCTCTTTTAGAAGATTTTTAGCACGACCTCCTTGGTAGTCCATCATGTCTCTATCAAAATAAGCATTTTGTGGATCAAGCCCCCATTTACTTTGTAAATAAGGTGCGTGTTCTACTAGCCTTTTAACTACATCAAATCTACCGCCACCTTTAGTGCCACCTGCAATTTTATCCCACTCATCATGAATTTTGTGTCCACCTTGCATTTCTAATGCATGCTCTAATTCATGAGCTAATGTTTGCCTATAATTAGATGCGTCTGTATTTAATACGATTGCTGACTTGCCTGTAGGTTCATCGTTTTTATACTGCGGTACAGTAAACCCACCTAAACCTGGACTCATTTGTGCTTCACCAACATTTAATGCAGACAGCCCCGCTGCTGTATATGGCATTTTTTTCTGTCTAGTTTCGCTTAAATTAGATATTCGACTAGGATGAAGTCCTTCTCCATACCTCATGCTTTCTATCATGTCTGGCGTTAGTTTATTAGGATCAAAATTGTACGGCATAATAGTCCTTAAACAGTGTAGTACCCTTGTCGTCTCTTGCTTCTAAACGCTTGTATGGGGTCAGGCTCATCACTAGGCAGCTTAATAAAGCCACCTTGTCTAAACCTAATTAATGCCTGTGTGGTTGAATCCACCAAGTCATCGTTTGTACCGCTGGGAAAGTCGTTACACTCCTCCATAACTTCTTTAGCCCACCGTCTATCAGGTGCCCAGACTATCCCAGATGAGAATAAGTCCGATACAGCGTTCACCCTAGAGATCTTATCTTGTCCTTTACCTGGTGTAAACTCCCCAACGGGTATGCCCATGCGTCTAAACTCTTGATACAGAGCCGCACCGTTAGACTTTTTCTCCACAACGAACGCATCTGGCTCCCATTCTTTGTATTCTTCAAGCACAAGACGCTTTAATTCCGGGAATTCCATGCGTTTTTTGATCGAATTTAACAAAATTATGTTAAAATTGTTAGATTCTTCGTTAAAAAACACGCCCCAAGTTGTTAAAGCATTGTAATCAGCTCGATTTGACGCTTCTTGAGCCGCATCTAAGCTCATAATCGTGAATTCACAGTTTGGTGGGTCATCTTTATCCCAAATCTGCCACCATTCTCTCTTTATTAGCGCACCTTCTTCCGATACTGGGTTCTGCATATACTGGGCTTGCCAATAACGGGGATCCATACCCGCTTTTTTACCCAATAATTCTTCTATAGACCAGAAATCTCCCCATAACGGCTTATCATTTAATATGGCAGGGAACTCTACAACCTCCCAAGGATCTACATCTTCCTCTTTTGCCATCTGACTAAGTATCTGACCAGTCAAATCTAACTTAGACCACCTTGTCATCACAATAATGATTGCACCACCCGGCATAAGCCGCTGAAGAGGCCCAGACTGGAACCACTCCCAAGCAGGAAGAAAAACGTCTGGTCGTCCGGTTTTGGCTTCTTGCTCAGAATGTGGATCGTCAATAATGAACAGATCAGCGCCCCTACCAGCGAGAGCACCTCCAACACCAATAGCAAAGTACTCACCATTAAAATTAGTGCCCCATCTTGATGCTGACTTACTATCAGCTTGTAATTCCACGGCAGGGAACACATCTTTATATTGTTCTGAACCTACCAAATTCCTAACACGTCGTCCAAAGTTCACAGCTAAATCTGCCGTGTGGGATGACATGATAATCTTTTTATGCGGGTATTTACCTAGAAACCATGCAGGTGCTAGGTATGAAATCATTTCCGATTTGCCATGCCTTGGTGCAATATTAACAATAACCCTTTTCTTTTTTCCCTCCGCGATTTCCTCAAATATCTTTGCCAAACGCCGATGGTGCGGACCAACTTTGTAGCCGGAGTAGACATGATCGATAAACGTGAGAAAGTCATCTTTGCCTACTTGTTGAGTTGAATCAGCATACCACTTTTTAACTAGATCTAAAGCCTTACGTTTCTCGTCCTCGGGCATGGACGGGATCTTTAATTTTAAAGCTTCTATCTGTTCAGGGTTTAGCTGCATCGATCACTTTCGCTTGGACATTGATCGTGCGATGTTCTAACTTAGACAACATCTCTAACAACTCGTTTTCAACTTCTTCAATCGATTGATGCTTGATAGTCGTCTCTGTGCGTTTCTTAAACGCATCGACGCCATCAACTTCACCTAAAGCACGAAGAGCTTGCATTCTAATCTTAGCGTCTGGACTAGTAGATTCAGCCACCAGACTATTGACCACATACTTCTTTAACTCAGCTAAGTCTTTGACAAGATAAGAATCGTGTTGAGCGACCATTCCAGCGAGATAGGCAATTGTTCCATTAGAGTATGTAGCTAGTTGTGCAGCAGAGTCAGGCTTTGCCATCATGTCCTGTACGACATGTCTAGCTATATCTTTTTCGTCTTCGCCAGGTTCAATAGGTGTGCCAGTTAAATCAGATATTAATTTAACGGTTCTAGCCCTCATCTCTAGTTCTTCGTGAGAAGACAGTTCGGGCATGGCGTCGCTCATGGACGACGGCATTGGGACGTTTGAATCGATGTCAGGGAAAAGTTCAATCATAGGAGGAAATTGGCACTCCAAAGTAATAGGCGTAGTATATATTAAAAATTAATCCTGGAGAGCAAAAACTATTACTTATACTACCTGGTTTTTTATACAGTATAAAGTTGGGAAAATTTTGCAAAATATTTTTATCGTTTGTGCATATCTTGGGGTATGGGGGGAGGGATG